ATGACCGTCGAGCTGGCCATTCTCATCTTCGGTGCACTGGCCGCCTTCGTCGGCGCACTGGGTGGCCTGGGTGGCCTGGCGGCGCTGCTGTCCATTCGCAGCACCAAGGGCCGGACAGATGCCGAGGCGGGGAAGGCTGGCGCTGACGCGGCAGCCACATTGATTGGCGGTGCGTCTGAGTTCGTCGGGGATATGCGGCGCGAGCTAGACTTCACCCGTAAGCGTGTGGACGAGTTGCAGGAGCAGTTGCAGAATGGGGCGCAAAAGAGCGCCATCTTGCAGGAGACCCTGGACCACGCTATGGCCAGGCTGACGATGCTGGAGACCGAGAACGAGAGCCTGCGCGGGCAGGTCGAGCTATTGCGCCAACGGCTGACGGAGCTGGAAGTTGAGAACGAGAGGCTGCGAGGTGGTCAGGAGCATGTATGACAGAGCGCAAGAAGCTGCGGGCTGCCGAGTTTGCGGAGGTGGTGGCGGCGGAACGGATGGCGATGAAGTTGATCGCATTGATCGAGGATAACCAGCGCCAGATCGCGGCGCATTGTGCATGTATCTGCCCGCTCAATTCTGGCGGCAACATGCTGGACAGGATGAAGGCGCTTCTGTCAGAGCGTAGATACGAGGACATCCGCACCCTCGCGGCGGAGTGGAGAAAGTGGCAGCACGAGTGCGAGGTGTTGGTTGAGCGGGCCGGCGAGATGAAGGTCTTGATCGAAGGGTTTTGCACCTTCTATGAAGAGACGAATGGCAGACTATGAGCGACAAAACGACATCTTCTGACAGCGGCCTGAGCAACCGCTGTCCGCGTTTCCTCCTTTTCTGTGTGGCGGGTGGGGTTTCCTCCTTTCCCCACCCGCCGAGGGGGGGGTTGAGTGAGTAACGAAGCGAGATTTCTAGCCAGTTTTCCCTCTATACAGTCTGCTATAAAGATACACGGCGATGCCTCTGGTATGCGCATCCAGTTTGACGTACCAGAAAGCGAGATGGCGGAAGCAATCAAGCTGCTGGCTTGGCGGCAGTGCGTGTTGGTGGTGACGGTGGGGCCGGAGCCGCAAGAGGAAGGCGGCAAGTATGTCAGGCTTGACGAATAAGCAGAAGGTTTTCATTGAGGCGTATCTTGAGTGCTGGAACGCGACAGAGGCGGCAAGGCGGGCGAAGTATAAGCATCCTCGCCAGATGGGTTCTGAGAACTTGTCAAAACCTGTCATTCAAGAACGAATTAGCCAGCGCCTACGGGCCACAGCCATGTCTGCCGATGAAGTGCTGGAGCGACTTGCAAGCCAGGCACGGGCCGATATTGCTGATTATGTTGTGGTGGACCTGGCTACCGGGGAACCGAAAGTTGACCTTCGCAGTGTCAAGGGCAGGACGCACTTAATCAAGAGTATCCAACAGACGGCACACGGTGTCAAGGTTGAGCTTTACGACGCACAGGCGGCGCTTGAGAAGATCGGGCGGGCGCATGGGCTGTTTACCGATAGGGTTGATGTTACCAGCGGTGGAAAGTCAATAATCTTTGGTGTTAGCGGTATAGATTTAGAAGAAGATGTTTAATATCTGGCGGGGCTAGGCTGATCACCGAAAACCGGACGACCTCATCCGGCTGCCCCGCCTTTACAGGCATGAGGAGCGCGGGAGGTGGTGCTATGGTTTACCGAAGTAAGTGGCGTATTGCCGAGGAAGGGCGCGAGTGTTCGCGCTGTGGCACTTTCAAGTCTTGGGACAACTTTGCAAGAAACAGACACGGCACGCGAGGCCGCCAGTCTTGGTGTAGAGATTGCTTCAGGGAATATGAGGGCAGGCAGAAAAAGAAGGAATACTTAATCACAGACGGCGGTCGGGAGTGCAGCGAGTGCGAGCAGTTCAAGCCATGGTCTGAGTTTCACAAGCGGCGTGATTTGTCTTCTGGACATGCTTCTCAGTGTAAGTCTTGTCGTAGAGAACGAACACGGCGCGACATGGAAAACGGCTCAATTCGTAACCGTGAGCTGGAGCGCAAATACAACATCGGCCTTGATGAGTATAATGAGTTAGTGGGAATCCAAAGCGATTCTTGTGCAATTTGTGGAACGAAAGATAAGGGAATGGCAAGGGGTAGGTTTAGATATTGGTCGGTGGACCATGATCATGTGACGGGTAAGATTCGCGGGCTGCTTTGTCAACAGTGCAACGCTACGCTTGGAATGGTAGGGGACAGCGTTGCCATTCTTGAAAAGGCGATTGAATATCTGTGCAGCAGTACGTAGTTAGGCACAGTGTTTCAGGAGAGGGAATACAAGTCTTTGGTGGGAACTACGACTTTTTCAGATACAAAGGGCCAGAGACGATTGTGCATGGCGCTGCTGAAACTGGTAAGACTTATGCGATGTGCCTCAAGGTGCATCTTTGCGCATGTAAATATCCCGGCAGTGCCATTGCCGTACTTAGAAAAACGCAGACCTCATGCTATAACACAATTCTCCGCACCTTTACAGAAAAGATTTTAGGTCCTGATATACAGCAATGGCCTTGCGAATCTTACGGCGGCCTGAATAAACCGGAACGTTTCAATTATACCAATGGCTCTGTCATCTTCGTTGGTGGCCTGGACAAAGCCTCAAGAATATTGAGCGCAGAATTTGACCTTGTTGCAGTCAACCAGGCCGAAGAACTGACGCTCAACGAGTGGGAAATTTTAACAACCCGCACGACCGGGCGGGCAGGGAACATGCCATACTCGCAGACCATCGGCGATTGCAACCCAGCCTGGCCTGCACACTGGATTTATAACCGCGAGAGCCTGCGGCTATTCTACTCCAGGCACTCGGAGAACCCGGCGCTGTTCGACCAGGCCACGGGCGCAATCACCGAGCAGGGCCAGCGCACGATGGCCGTGCTGGAGGCGCTGACCGGACTGCGGCGCACACGGTTGCTGGAAGGCAAGGCAGCCCAGGCCGAAGGCGTCATTTACGAGGCGTGGGACGACAGCGTACATCTGATTTACGCCGAGGCAGTGCCCAGGCTCAGGCGATTCGTGGCGGCGCAGGACTGGGGCTATACACATCCCGGTGTGTTGGGGGTATGGGGCCTGGACAACGATGGGCGCATGTATCTGGTGGCTCAGGTCTACCGGACGAAGAAGACGATTGACTGGTGGATTGAGCAGGCAGTTGGTCTCAACGAAGAGTTTGGCATCGAGGCGTTTGCCTGCGATCCATCGGAGCCTGCCTATATCGAGCAATACAGGCAGGCGGGACTCAATGCCGTGGCGGCATTCAGTCGGGTAAGGCCAGGCATAGATGCAGTGAAACAGCGGCTACAGTTGGCCGACGACCGCCTGCCGCGATTGTTCATCGTGCGGGACAGCCTGCGCGGGTTCGATATTGCACTCAGGGCCGAACATAGACCGTATGCAGTCGAACAGGAATTTCCTGGCTACGTGTGGGCAAACACGAGGAGCCAGGAGCAGCCGGTCAAGGAGATAGATGACGGTATGGACATAGTGCGTTATGGCGTGGGATATGTGGACAGATTGGGGCGGGCGCAAGAGCGCGTGGTGAGGTCATTGAGATGACCGAGCAGCGATACACCCAATCCGACTTGGTCACCTTTGCAGAATCTGTCAACCGCATGCTGCTGGCCCGCGCCCTTGGCCAGACGGCGTACAGCGGCGAACGTGACTATTACGCCGTCTTGGGCTATCCCACGTCGCTTGACTTTGACGACTACCTCACGCGCTACGAACGCCAGGACATCGCCTCCCGCCTGGTGGACCTCCCCGCGACCGACACCTGGAAGAAGCCGCCGCCGGTGAGTGAGGACGACGCCGTTGACACTCCGTTCGTCTTGGCGTGGGAGGCAATGCTAAAGCGGTTGCGGGTGTGGAGTGCGCTATCTCGCGCCGACAAGCTCAGCGGCATTGGACGCTATGGCGTGCTGCTCATCGGTGTGCGCGACGGCGAGGACTTGGGCCAGCCGGTGGTGCATGGCAGCCTGAAAAGCGAGCGCGACATTCTCTACTTGCGACCGTTCAGCGAGGGCAGAGCCACCATCGCCACCTGGGACGACAGCACCTCCAGCGAACGCTACGGCCTGCCGGAGCTGTACTCGATCAAGCTGCGCGACGACCAGGGCGAACAGAAGGTGCACTGGTCGCGCGTCATTCATCTGGCGGAGAACAAACTCGACTCCGAGGTATACGGCGTCCCACGCCTGCAACGAGTCTACAACCGCCTCGACGACCTGATGAAACTCGTAGGCGGAAGCGCCGAGGCTACCTGGTTGGGCATGCGGCCTGGCACTATGTTGACCAACCGCGAGGGCTACCAGCTCCCCCAGGACGATGACAGCAAGGCGGACAGGGAGGCGGAGGTCAAACGCTACGCCCACGACCCGCTGAGGTTCTTGATGATGGAAGGCATCGAGGCTAAGCAGATTGGACCAGGCGAGGTGACCGACGTTTCTGGCCCCTTTGGCGTGGCGCTGTCTCTCATTGCGGCGGCTTCTGGCATCCCACAGCGCGTGCTTGTCGGTAGCGCTCAGGGTGAGCTGGCCGCTGCCGAATACGACGCCAAACAATGGGCGGGTGAGATCACCTACCGCCAGGGCAGTTATGCCGAACCGGAGATACTGCGCCCGTTTGTCAACCGCATGATCTGGTATGGTGTGCTGCCCGCGCCGGCTGACGACTATGACGTCGGCACACTGGCCGCCGACGGTATGCGCTACTGGCCGTCGCTGATTGCGATGGACGAGGGTGAGCGGGCGACCATCACCCGCGAGCGAGCGCAGGCCGTCAGGCTACTGGCCCACCCGCTCACCGGCGAGGTGCCGGTGACGGTCGAGGAGCAGCGGGAATTATTGGGCTATCCGGCGGAAGAGGAGTCGGAGGCCGAACCGGAAGAGGAGCCGGAGGCCGTGGCTGCCAACGCCGGAGCGGTCGA